AGAGAGTGGCACAACATCAGATACAACATTTAGTTTTACTTTGAGAGCTACAGATGCTCAAGGTCAAACTGCTGATAGAGCATTTACAATAACAATTAATTTAGGAGCTAATAACTCTGGACAGTTTAACTAGGATAGTATTATGGCATCATCTTTTTTATATAGAACACAAACAGCAGGAACAAGCACTAAAAAATTTACATTTTCTTGTTGGGCTAAATTAAGTGCTACAAGTGGAACATTAGGTTTATTCTCTACATCTAATGGTTGGGCAGATGGAACAGGAATAGCTTTTGCAATACATGATAGTGCATTAAGAATTTATAATGGTGCTAATGGTGTTGGTGGTGGTAATATGAATTCTGTTGCTAACAGATTATTTAGAGATAATAATGCTTGGTATCATTTTCATTTTATAGCAGATACTGATGAGTCTACCATTGCTGATAGATTAAAAGTATATGTAAATGGAGAATTACAAACTCTTACAAATGTTGGAGGTTCTGGTTTAAATCTACCTGCACAGGGAGCATCTTGGTCAAATGTAGGAGTTAATAGTGAAACTATGCAAGTAGGTAGAGCTTCTTATAGTGGTAGTCATTATTTTGATGGTTATATATCTCATGCTTCATTTGTAGATGGAACTGCTGTTGCTCACACATCATTCGGTGAAACAGATTCTACATCAGGTATTTGGAAATTTAAATCACCATCTGGTCTCACTTGGGGTAATAATGGTTTTCATTTAAAATTTGAAAACTCTGGTGCTATGGGTACAGATAGTTCTGGTAACTCAAACACATTTGCAGTTAATGGAAATTTAAAACAATCACTTGATACACCATCAAATACTTATGCTACATTAAATCCTAATGATGTAATGAATGGTGGTACTGGAATTTTAAAACCAACATATTCAAATGGTAATTTAACTATGGCTAATGGTGTTGATGATAACAGACAAGCATTTGCAACTATCTCTCCTGAAACTGGAAAATGGTATTATGAAATGAAAATAGATGCAGCACCCTCAAATGGTCATAGAATAGGTGTGTTTTTTGGTAATAATAAAACACATAATGGTAGTTATTATTATGGTGCAAATGCTTTTTACATACATCAAAATGGACAAATATATTACAATGGCTCATCAACAACTTATATGTCATCATATACAGCAGGAGATATTATAAGTGTTGCATTAGATGTAACTAATGGAAATATTTATATGTCAAAAAATGGTGGTGCAAGTGATAGCACATGGTCAGATGGTAGTGGTAATAACAACCAAGCATTTCCAGGAACTAGCATTAATGGTAAATTAAGTGCATCTTGGATTAGTGGTGCAGCTACTCCATTTTTTGATGTTTATGGAAATGGTGATAAACAAAGCATAAACTTCGGCAATGGATTTTTTGGTACTACACCTATTAGTTCTGCTGGTTCAAATGGTAATGGAAGTTTATTTGAATATGATGTACCATCTGGATACTACGCATTAAATACAAAAAATATTAACACTTATGGATAACAAATAATATGGCATACTCATCAATTACAAAACCTAGCTTACATTTTAATACTAAACTTTATACAGGTAATGGTTCAACAAATGCTATTTCATCTGTTGGTCATCAACCAGATTTAGTTTGGTTGAAAGAAAGAAGTTCTGCAGGTGCAGGTCTTTTATTTGATGCAGTTAGAACAGCTACTAAATTTGTTAGAAGTTCTGATAGTGCTGCCGAAGTTACAGCAGCAGATACTTTAACAGCTTTTAATAGTGATGGATTTACTTTAGGTGCAGATGCTTCAAATTATGCAGCTAATCAAAATTCAGAAACATATGCATCATGGAACTGGAAAGCAGGTGGTGGTCAAGGTTCATCAAATACTGATGGCTCTATAAACACTACTTACACTTCTGTTAATACTACAGCAGGATTTAGTATTGTTAAATATACAGGAAATCAAACTTCTGGTGCTAGTGTAGGTCATGGTTTGGGAGTAGCACCAAAAATGATTTTAGTAAAAAGTTTATCTGAAGCTCATGCTTGGAGAGTATATCACAAATCAGTAGGTGCAACTAAAGAATTATACTTAAATTTAACTAATGTACCATATACAGCAACTAATGTTTGGAATGACCAAGAGCCAACTTCTTCTGTATTTTATTTAGGAAATAATGATAGTGGAACAAATAAAAGTGGTGTGACTTATGTTGCCTACTGCTTCGCAGAAAAAACTGGTTATAGCAAGATTGGTTCTTATACTGGTAATGGTTCTACTGATGGAACATTTACATATTTAGGATTTAAACCAGCTATGATTATTATTAAAAGAACTGATACAGCAAAAAATTGGTATCTTCATGATAGTAAAAGAGATGGATACAATAATGATAATCCTTATTTAAGTCCAAATTTATCAGCAGCAGAAACTGGTGGTACAGAAATAGATATATTATCAAATGGTTTTAAATTAAGAGCAAGTGGTACAGGTCATAATGAAAGTGGTGGAACATACATCTACATGGCTTTTGCAGAAGAACCTCTTGTAGCTAATGTAGGTGCTTCAATACCAGCTACTGCAAGATAATTATGGCTAATGTCTATAAAAATTCTATGTTTGATCTGACAACGACAAACAAAACAACTGTATATACTTGTCCAACTAACAGAACTGCATTAATTAAATCAATACAGATTACAAATATTCACTCTGGTAATATTGAAGTAGAAGCATTTACTACAGATAGTTCAGCATCTAATGCAGAGCATGAAGTGGCACATATTAATTTAGCATCTAAAACAGTAGATAATCTTGTTAAAGGAACTATGGTTTTAGAATCAGGTGATACCTTAAAAATAAAAGCAGGTTCTGCAAATAACATAGCAGGGATAGTAAGTTATTTAGAAATATTTGACGAAAAGAGTGCTTAATTATATATTGTTATTAAGCATTTTTTAATGTATTTATGAATTTAGTACAAATACCAATTAAAGAACTTGATAAAGTTTGGTCATTAGTAGAAAAAGATATTAAGTCTGCTTTAGCTTATTCAAGTCAACTTACCGATTCAGATTTTGTTTTACAAGTTGCTAGAGAAAGCAAATTTCAAATTTGGGTTATCTGGGATAAAGATAAACAAAAGACGATTGATAAGTATTTTGGTGTTGTTGTAACAGAGATAATACAAAGAAAACTTGGTAAAGTTTGTAATATCTATATTGCAACTGGCAGACAAAAACATAAATGGCAACACTTAATTAATGATATTGAAAAGTTTGCTAAAGAACAACAATGTAAAAAAATGGAAATAATTGCTAGACCAGGTTGGCAAAAAGTTTATAACAATTATGGGTACAAAAGAACCCATGTTGTTTTAGAAAAAGAAATTAAACAAGAGGAGAATACATGAGTTTTGGAGGAGGATCATCTGGAGGAAATCAAGCAACAACACAAGGTGTAACACCTTACGCAGCAGCCGAACCAGCATTAGGACAAATACTTTCTGAATCTACAAATCTTTATGGTCAAGGTGTAGGTGCAACTGGATATGTACCACCATCACAACAAACATTAACAGGTTTAGCTGGACAAGAAACAATGGCAAATGCTGCACAACAACAATTAGCAGCAACTCTTGGTGGACAATATTTAAATCCTTTTCTTTCACCTTTAATTCAAAAATCAGCAGCAGATATTTCAACTGGTGTTCAATCACAATTTAGTGGTGCAGGTAGAACTCCAACAAGTCCTATGGCACAACAACAAGCATTAGCTCAAGTTGCACAAGCTGCATTACCTTTAGCATTTCAATCTTATGGACAAGAAAGATCAAGACAACTTGGTGTTGCATCACAAGCTCCAACTTTAGTTCAAACAGGACAACAATTAGAAGCATTGCAAAGACAACAACAACTTGCTCCATTACAAGCATTACAACAATATGCAGGAATAGTTTCACCTATTGCATCTGGATTTCCAGTAACAACTGCACAAACACAATCACAAGCTAATCCTTTTACAACTGCATTAGGAGGTGCATTGGTTGGTGGAACATTTGGAGAGGGTAGAGGTGCTTTACTTGGTGGAATTGGTGGATTATTAGGAGGGTTATTATAATGGATAAAATTAATAAAATTATTTATGACATTCAAACTAAAATTAAAAACAAACCTTCAACACATATTTTTGTTTTATATATTTTAGTTGCAATCGCAATAATTATATAAGGAGATATTTATGGGTGGAGGTAGAGATGCTTCACAATCTGATTTTGGAGGATCATCATCAGGAGGATATTCTGGTGGTCAAGGTGGAGGCAGAGATGCTTCTCAACCAGATTTTAGTCCACCTAGTGCTGGTGGTAATAATGATAATAAAGATCCTACAGTACAATATCAAAACACACCACCACTTTCACCTGAAGCAAAAGAAGCATTAGCAGCACAAAGACAAAAAGCTCAATATGAGATTAGTCCTATGACTGATCCTAAAAATAAAGCTATTGCTTTAGGATTAAATTTACTTGTACCTTTTGGTGGTACTCTTTTTGGTGCTTATAAAAATGCAACAGCTATGGGATATAGTGTTCAAAATCCTTTTGCAGGTATATTTGAAGGGGGTGAGCCTACATTAGAAGATATTGAAAATTTAAGAGGTGATGGAGATAATAGAGATATACAAACACAGGTTATTTCTCAAGCTCCTTTTGCAATAACACAAACAGAAGCAACACCATCAATAGTTAATGAGTATTTTGCTAATTTAAACATAGGTCAACAAGCATCTTCTGATTTGCAAACAAGGTACAATAGTGCTAAAAGTAACATTACCAACATACTAAACTTAAAATCTGTAGAAGATCAGTATGGATATGTTGCACAACCAAACCTATTAAACTTAAATTTAAAAGGATTAATATAATGTCATTATTAAATAATTTAAAAAGATACCTTTATGGTTCACCAGGAATGGATTATGGACAAGTTGGAACTCAAGGATTACTTGGAGAAAGTGGATCAATGGGTGGTGGATTACTTCAAGACAATTTTTCTAAAATGAATAATGTTGAAGGTGGATTATTAAGCAATATACCTGAAGGTGCTTTATTAGGTGCTGCTTTATATGGTCAAGGTTTAAAAGGTAAAGACCCATTAGAAAGTGCTTTTCCAGCAGTAACACAGGCTGCACAACTTAAAAAATTAACTACTCCTGCTAAAACTGAATTACAAAAAAATTTAGAAGCTGCTGGTTATAAAGCTGGAAGTGAAGAATATAAAGCTGCTTTAAATGCTTATCTTAATAAAGGAAAAACAAATACATTATCTAAAGAAGCATTAACCTTGTATAAACAAGGACAAGCTGCTGGTGATGATTTTAATAATTGGTTTGATGGTTTAAATAAAGCTGAAAAAGATTTATATAATAAACAAGTAAAACCTAATTTAAATTCTTTACAAGCAGCATTTGAATTTGTTGAAAATCAAGAAAAAAAAATATTAGAAACAGCACCTCCTATACCTATGATGGATGGTTCTCTTGATGTAAGTAAAGTAACTCCAGGAATAGTATATAATTTAAATGGTCAAGCAGTTGTATATGATGATAAGTCAAAACAATTAATACCATACAAAAAATATCTTGAATCACAATAGGGAGTAATATGGCTACCCTAGAAGAAATTAATAAAAAACTACTAGAAACTGAAAGCAGTAATCAAAATACAAATATAGAAGAACTTAACAAAATTCTTGCAGAAGAAAATAAAGAAGAAGATTTTGTTTCTGCTGAAGAAGCAGGTATTAAAATATCTCCATTAGAATTATTATCCAAAGATGCTGATAAAGATTTAATAGATCAGATAAAAGAAAAAAATAAAGACATCAAAAAAGAATTACCTAAACCAGGAAGTTTAGAAGAAGTAAATGCAGGTATAAAAATAATGGAAGGTTCTATATTAGATGGTGGAACTTTAGAACCAGACATAGAAGAAATAATTGAAAAAGAAGGTTATTACAGTTGGGAAAATTTTAGTGAAAATTTATTAAAAAGAACTTTTGGAGGAGCAATAAGAGATACTGGTCAAGCAACTGTAGATTTTACTAATTATTTAGGTGAAAAATTTTTTGATGAAAGACCTTTAGAAAATGTAAAGTTTGATAAAATAAAAGAACCAACTTATTTTGGTGGATCATTTTCAAGAGATTTAGCTGGGTTTGCAATACCATTTTTTGGTTTTACTAAAGCTGCGAACAGTTTAAATTTAATTACAAAGATACCAAAAGCTACAACTAAAGCAGGAGCATTCAGTCAGTTTGTTGCAAAAAATACATTGATTGGAGAAGTTGCAGCTCAATTTTCTTTTTCACCTTATGAGGCAAGAATGTCAAATCTTGTAGAAAGTTTTCCTCTGTTAGCAAATCCTATTACAGAATACTTACAAGCAACAGATCAAGATTCTGAAGATAAGGCTAGATTTAAAATGGCAATAGAAGGTGGTATAATTGGTGTTGGTTTAGATTCATTATTAAGTTTTGCAGTTAGAGGTAAAAAAAATAATTTAAAAACTGAAAAAATAAAAAACAATGATGAGGCTGTAAAAAAATTTAATACTAAAAGAAAACAACTTGCAGAAAAAGTAGAAGAAGCAACTACTATTAAGCCTAAATCTTTAGAAGGTGATATTGATTTAAGAAGTTTTGATAGATTAGATGATGTATCTGAAAAAATTATTAGCCAAAAAACATCCAAAAAAATAGAAGGATTTTTTGAAGATGTTTTAAAAGGTGGTAAAGTTAAAAGAAATCCTAACATTAGAATAAGCGATCAAATATATGATGTAATGACTACACCTAGATTAATTAAAGAAACTGATTTTAACAAATTACTAACTAAACATAAACTTACAGCAGATGAATTATTAGATTTTTTTAGATCAGGTGCAAGAACATCTGCACAAAATCTTAATAGATTATCACAACTATCTAAAGCCTATGGTAAATTTTTAAAAGATGGAAAAGTTTCTAAAAATTTAGTTGATGAATTAAATGCTCAAGGCATTGATGCAACTGATTTATTAAATGGAACTATGAAAGAACTTGATGGTGTTCGTAAAGCAGCTATGGTTGGAAGGTGGTCAACTGCTATGAGAAACTTTATATCTCAAACTGGTAGAGTTGGAATAGATGTTTTAAATCAATCATTTCAATATGGTGCAGATCAATTATGGCAAAAATTAAGTGGTAAAACTTTAGCAAGATCAGCAAACCCTGTAACAGCTATGCAAGGTTTTTTAAATATATTTAGACAAATTAGTCCTTTAAGACATAAAAAAGTAAAAGCTGATGTAAATAAAATATTAGCTTCATTACCAAAAGAATATGATCGTTTGTTTTTAAGATATAGTTCTGATGTTTTAAATGCTGCTGTAGATGGTGTTGCAAAAATTAAAAAATTTTCTCCATTAAATATTGCAAAAAAAGGTGCTGATCTTTTAAATTTTTTAAATAAATTTCAAGAATTTATTGTAAGGAGAGCTATATTTTTATCTTCATTAGATGCAATCGTTAGAAATAATAAAAGCATATATGGTGGTAGAACTTTAGCTGAAATAGTTAATAATCCAAATTTAATTAATAGATTAAGAAAACAAGACATAGCTGCTGCTGTAGATCATGCTTTAGAATTAACTTATGCAGCGACTCCTGAAAAAGGTATAGGTAAAGCATTTGTTGATTTTGTTAATAAAATTCCATTTACACTTTCTCTTGCAATTCCTTTTCCAAGATTTTTAGTTAATTCATTAAAATTTTTATATGAATATTCCCCATTACCAACTTTTGTAGGTGGTGTAAGAACTGTTGCAGATATACCTTTAGCAGCAATTTCTTTTACTACTGAAGGAACTTTTACAAAAAGTTTTTTTAAAAAATTAAAAAATGGTGAAACAAGTGGAATGGTTAAATCATTAGTAGGTTGGGGTTTATTTGGAACTGCTATGCAAATTAGAGATTCCAAAATAGCTGGTGAAAAATGGAATGAATTAAAAGTAGGAAATAAAAGAATAGATATTTTTCCATACAATCCATTAGCTGCATATTTATTTGTGGCTGATTTTGTAGATAGATGGCAAGATGGAAGATTGGGAACTATAACAGGAACAACAAAAGATTTTGCAAAAGTATTTTTAGGTACAAGAGGTGGTTCAGGTTTATTTCTTGTAGATCAATTATTAGAATCTATTGCAACTACTGATAGCAATAAAGGATTTAAAGTTATTAATGAATTAGTAGGTCAAATAGCATCACAATATTTTACACCATTTAAAACTTATATGGGTTTTTTAGATGCAGTAGATGGAAACATAGAAGCTGCCAAAGATACTAAAACTTCTAATTTAGATAATGCAAAATTAAATCCATTTTATTCTATTGAAAATAATTTAAAATCTATATTTAATCCTGCTGAACTTCCTGACAGAACATCTGTAACTCATGCAGTATTATCAGAGGATGGAAAAACTTATAAAGCAAGACCTATAAAAGGTGAGAGTGCAAATATTTTTGGAAAAGAAATACCATCTACTGTTTTTACAGAATTTACTGGTGTTACAATTAGACAAGAAAAAAATTCAGCAGAAAAAGAATTAGATATTTTAAATTTTAGATACAATGAAATATTCAGAAGTACAGGTATTCCAGTTTTAGATAGAGCATTTAAAAATGTATTTGCTCCTAAAATACATTTAGGTTTATCAGCATTAGTAGATTCTACTGGTTATAAATCTTTAGATATTAATATGAAAAGATTAGTTATAAAAGAATTTATTAAAGGTGCTAGAAAAGAAACTATGGAAGAATTACAAGGTGATGCAAGTTTAGTTCCTTATTTAATGGAATATAGTTTTTCTAAAGTACCAAAAGATCAAATGAAAATTATACATGATGCTATTGGTAAAGATTATTTAAATAATTTAATTAAGGAGTTTCAAAAATAATGCCAACACAATCTCAAAAAAATTCTCAAGACATAATTAAATTACAAGGTGAATTAAAATTAATACATCAAAAGATTGATACCATTAAGAACAATCATCTAGCTCACATGGATGAAAAAATAAATAACATATATAAGATATTATGGTTCGTAGCTGCATTAAGCATATCAAGTCTAGTCAATCTAGTCTTAAGTCTAATCAAATAGATATTTCTGCAAGACAAAAGAAAACATCTATTAAAGGTGTGGTGGGTGAATATGAAGCTATTGCTAATCTAACAAAACAAGGATTTTATGTAGCAAAAAGTTGTGATCCTGCCTGTCCATTTGATATTGTTATAGTAGATAAAGATGGTAGAATACAACTGCTAGACATAAAAACAAATACCTATAGAAAAACAAACAAAGGTAAAAGTTTAAAAAACAAACCTAAAGGTTCTTACAGAATATGTAGAAGTCCTACAAAAGAACAAAAAAAATTAGGTATAAAATTAATAATGGTAGATTATGAAAAATAAACCACTTAACATATCTGAATCGGCTGCTGTGCAAATGCCAATGAAAACAGTTGTTAGTTTAATTATTCTAGTAGCTATGGGTGTATTTGCATACACAGAGCTAACTTCAAGATTAGTATCTTTAGAAACTTCAAGAGAATTGTTTGAAAATGATTTGCTTAAAAAATCAGAACAAGTGCCTGTAGATCAAGAGCAACATTTTTTATTAGAGGATCTTTATAAGTCTGTAGAAAAAATGGAAGAAACTCAAGAAATGAATATGACTAACAAAGTTAATATAGAATTTTTAAGAGATCAATTAGAAAAAGCATTAAGTGATATTGAAGATTTAAAAGATAAGGTTAGAGCAAATGGAAAGAGTTACTAGAAAAATAGTTGAGTACATTAGTGATATGGAAAGAAAAACAAAGCAAATGAACTTTGTAAAAAATTTAAAAAAAGAAGTAGAAACTGGCAAACATGGTACACAAAAATATGTTATCAAACAAGGTCAGAACAAAGGTAAAGTATTATGATTGAAACAGTTGTAGCTTTATTAATGATAGTAAATAATGAAATTAAAGAACATAGAATACAAGTGTCTATGAGTGAATGTTTAAAGGGTAAAAGAGTAGCCTCAAGATCAATAGACAATAATGTTTCTTACCAATGTATTAAATCAAAAGCAGAATTAGAAAATAATATAGATGGTAGTAAATCAATTAAAAAATTAATATTAGAATGATGGATAAATATATATACAAAATTTTAGGTTTCTTTGATACTTGGTCAGAAAAATTAGATAAAGTATTTTTCCCACCAAAAAAGAAAAGAAAAAAGAAATGCAAAGATTGTAAATGCAACTGCCATTGTAAAGAAGAATTACATACACATTGGTATGATGGTGATCTTTGTGCTTGTGATAACTGCAAACATTAAGGATTTTATGAGGTGTAATTATGGAGAGATTTATGATAATACTAGAATGTTTATGCAGAAGATTATATGGTCTTGTTTGGAGATGGAGAATAAGATTAACAACAAACTTGGAGAGAAAAAATGTACGAAGAACTAAAAGAAGAAATTAAATTATGTGAAGGTTATGTTCCAAAGATTTATAAATGTTCAGAAGGATTTGATACTATCTTTTATGGACATAAGATAACACCTGATGATGATTATGAAAGTGATATAGAATACACTAAAGAAGAAGGTGAAAAAGTATTTGAAGAAGATTTTAACAGAACACTACAAGCTGCTGAAAGACTAATAGGTGAAAGAAATATTAATTATATTGCTAAAGAAGTAATTGTTAATATGGTTTATCAGATAGGCGAAGGGGGTGTATCTAAATTTAAAAATATGTGGTCTGCTTTAGATAGAGAAGATTATGGTGAGGCATCATTCCAAATGCTAGACTCACTTTGGGCAAAACAAACACCAGCTAGAGCAGGTAAGTTAGCTGGAAAAATGAGGAGTGCAAAGTCATAATGTGGTTAAGTATAGCATCTAAATTAGTTCCAGGTATGATTAAAACTGGTATGTCTATTGCTTCCAATAGAAGAAAGACTAAAGAATTAGAGTCAGTAGCTGAATTAAAATTGGCTGAACGCATGGCAAATGGTGAGGTAGAATTTAAAAAAGCTGTTATTGATTCACATAGAAATGATTGGAAAGACGAATTTTGTTTGGTGCTGATCTCAATTCCTCTGCTTTTATTAGCTTGGTCTGTGTTTAGTGATGATCCAGATATACAAGCAAAGATAGATATATTTTTTGACAAGTTTGCAAATCTTCCAATGTTTTATCAAGCTCTTGTAGTCGGTGCATTTTCTACAATTCTAGGTATCAAAGGTGTTTCTACTTTTAAAAAAAAATAATGTCTGATAATATAGATTTAATAAACGAATATAAAGATCAGGTTCGTATTCTGAAACAAGAGGTTGCAGAATTACAGGATGCTGGTAAATCTAAAGATTCAGCAAACAAAAGATGTTTGCAAAAATTAGAACATTTAACCAAAGACCTTGAAGATGCTAATGATAAGATCAAAAAGTTGGAGGATAAAAAGGATGATAAATGAAAATAATGCTAACAATAGTTATGTGCAGTACCATAGCCAACACTTGTTTAGACCCACATACTTTTCCAAAAGTATATGATAGTTATTATGATTGTTTATTAGATGGTTACCAAAAATCATTAGATAAAACTAAAGAAATAGGCAGACAAGAAACAAATCAATTTCAAATATATTCAAAGTTTGGTTGTCAGGAAGTAGTAGTACCTCCACCTAAACCAAAAGTAAAAGCATGATTTATTGTGTGGTATGGAAACAAGATGATAAATATAAGATGTTCACTAATACAATCTTTCAATCTGAAGATAAAGCTATTGAATTTGCAGACAAACAAAAGTCCATGCGTAAAAAACATGATTGCAGAGTTGTAGAATTTGATTATAAATACTTTGATGGAGTTGATAAAATAGATTAATGGCAATAGATAAATCAAAAATGAAATGTAATTCACCTAGACGACAAGTACAGGGTGGTAAAAAATTTGTAGTCAAAGCCTGTAAAGGTGGGAGAGAAAAGATTATTAGATATGGTGATGCTAATATGACTATTAAAAAATCTAATCCTGCTAGAAGAAAATCATTTAGAGCTAGACACAAGTGTGCTACTGCAAAGGATGTATTTAGTGCTAGATATTGGTCTTGCAAAAAATGGTAAGGTCAATTATAAAATTAATAGTGAGAGCTAGAATGCTATATGCTGATATAAGGGGTCATCATGGTAAAAGATGGAATTATGAACCTGGAGATTGGTATATGGGTCGTAAAAATAAAAGGAGATAACTATGTATATGAAGAAAAAAAAAGATAAAAAGAAAAAGAAGAAGAAAAGCAAAAAAATGAAAAACAAATATTAATTATCAGGAGTATCTACTAGTTAGATGGGAATGTTGGAGGGTTAAAAAATTATGCCATTTAGTAAATATAGTGCAAAGCAAAAAAAATTAGCAAGAGTTGCACCACCTAGAAATAAAATTACAGGTGCAGATTTTAAAGCTATGAAAAAAAGAAAAAAGAAAAAGAAAAAAGTATGATGAAAAAATCTGTAAAAGCACCTAAAGGATTTCATTGGATGAAAAAAGGTAGTTCATATAAACTTATGAAAGGTGCATACAAGCCACACAAAGGTGCTGTCAAGACAGCTAAATTTATGGTACAAAAAAGACATAGTGCATGAAGCAACATATCTTAAAAGCATTAGAGAAAAGATATGAAGCTCAAATTTGTGAAGCTGAAGCAACAATAAAAATATATTTTAACAATAGTGTTGGTATTGGAGAACACCCACAACACATAGATGAAGTAGATAAGTTAGTAGAAAAGATTGCAACTGCTGAAGAAAAATTAAAAATTGTAAAGGAGTTAGATAATGGCTAAATTATGTGCTGCTGGTAAAGCTGCAGCGAAGCGAAAATTTAAAGTATATCCATCTGCTTATGCAAATATGTGGGCAAGTAAGTATTGCAAAGGTAAAGTTGGTAAAAAGAAAACTAAAAGAAAAAGATGAGTTTAAGAAAGTGGACATCAGAAAAATGGGTGGACAT